TCGTTGCCTCCGCCAGAATGCCGCGCACGGTTTCATGCAGCAGCAGTTCGGCGTCCTTGCGGTTGTGAGCAAAGGCAGCACGGATGGCGTCATACTCGTTCATGGCGTTACCTCCACAGGTGTGAATTTCTGAAGCAACTCTTCGGCCAGCGGCATGGGCAGGTCCGTCATGCGGGCGTTGCGCCAGCCCACAAGGCAGAGCCGCCCATAAAACCAGCGGCCATTGTAATGCCGGGTCGGCAGGCTTTGCCCTGCCTGCGGCAGATAAAACAGCGCGGCAAACCGGTTGCTGATCGGGCAGCGCTGCGCGTACCCGCCCATAAAGCGCTGCAGCTCCTGCAGGGTATCCGGCAGGCGGTAAAGTTCCGGCTTTGCGCCGGGGTCAATCACGATTCCGCGCATGTCGCCACCTCCCGCAGCGTGATGGCGGCCCAGCCACCCAGCAGGCAGGCTGCCAGCCCGGCCATTGCAGCCGCCCCGCCGCCCTGGCCCAGGGCGGCCATGGCGCACAGCGCGCCCAGCCCGCAGGCAAGCAAAGCAAAATTGGCGCAGACCTTGCAAACGCGGGCAAGGTGGAGTAGAATACAAGTGATGAAATTTTTCGTCTGGCCGTTCCGGTGTTGCAGCACCGGGGCGGCTGTTTTTGTTTGGGGCATTGTCGTTCTCCTTTCAGATCGGCCCAGGGTCACTGTGCCGGTGGTGATAGTTGGTTTGCGGTGCGGGGGCAAGGCCGCTGTGCGCGGGGCCGGTGCGGCGCGCAATGAACCCGGCCAGGCCGTCTTCGGTCACCAGGTGTTTGCGCGCTACGTTGACCGTGGGCCCAAACTCCCCGGCCCGCACAAGCTGCTGTACGGTGGATTTTTGCACGCCCAGCATCTCGGCCAGGCGGTCGGCAGTGTAAAGGGTCATGGTAATTTCTCCTTTCATAAAAAATGTCATTGTTCATTCTGAGTGATTCTGGGCTATTCTGGCGCATTTGAAGTGATTCTGAGATAAATTGCATAGATGCGAAAATTAAGTAACCAAAATGTAACCGTCAAAATGTTTGACAAATTGCCAGAATCATGATATTCTTCTCAATAACATGATGGCAAAAAAAGGAAACTATGGTAGACTGCGCTTGCTGCCGTACTCTGAAAAAAGATAGTCAAGTGAACAATCCGCAAAAACAGCCTGGATGTCGCGCATCTCTTTCAGGGTGAATTGCGTCCGCCCTTGCAGTTTGTTCTGCATGGAACTGTGCGAGATGCCAATGCGCTCTGCCAGCTGCTGCTGGGTGGATTTGCTGCGCTTGAGCTCAATAAAAAGATTGGGAAACATGGGGGTCACCTCCTTTATAATTGGGGAGTGAGAAGGAATGCTACGATGCTTAAGAATAGTGTTGAATTTGTAGGCCTCCCATGTACACGACTTTGAAAGGAGGTGATGAATATGAATAATTCGTACACATACACTGTAAGCAATAATCAGGAAGTAAAAATTGCAACACCTGGTAACTTCTCTTTCAGTGAAATCAAGAAAACGGCAGAACAAACGGCGGATAAAATCGTTTCGCATTCGGTTTATCCTAACGGTTTTGAAATCGAGTTTGTTCAATACGCGGGTCTTATTACAGTGACCACAAATATGCCGCTTACTCCTGATGGACATGGTGGTTACATTGCACCGACAGACAAATAACATCTTTTGTCTGTGCTACAGTAGTGCAGCCAAAGTGCTGTACAATTTCGTCCTCAGTCTTCCTGCTTGCAGAAGGCTGGGGGCTTTTTTCATTGTTCATGGGGATACCTCCTAAAAAATCCAGCCCCTCCGGTTCAAAGTCCGGACTATGGGACAGGTGTTGTGGTAGAATGGTTGTAGCTGCTAGGAATGCTCCACAAGGTCATCAATGCGGACGCCGAAGTGGTCGGCAATCTTAGCTGCTGTTGATAGGGTAAGGCTGCGGAATTTGCTCGTTGTTCGCTTAAAGCGAACGTGTGGATAAAAAAATAAAATCTGCCGGGAATTTGTACACGCGTTCAATCTTCTGTACAGTCCCCCATTGAGGTACGGTTTTCCCAGATTCGTAATTTTGCAGCGTAGCAACGCTGACACCCAGCGCTTTGGCTGCTTCCTGCTGGTTTAATCCTGCGTTTACACGCGCAGCTGCAAGAGAAATTTTTGGGAATTTTTGGGTCTGCATATTTTGAATCACCTCCGTTCTGTAATTTATTATACTCGCTTAAAACGATATGTCAAGCTAAAAGCGAAAATATTTTCGCAAAATATTGATTTTGTTTTGCTTTTAGCGTATAATGACGACATGAGGAGTTGATTTTATGAGTGACAACGCCAAAATGGTTTTCGCTGAAAATTTAAAAGCGTACCTTAATAGCAAAGGATATACTCAGCTTGACCTTGCAACTTACATGAACTGCTCCAGCTCTACTGTTTCGGACTGGTGTAACGGGAAAAAGTATCCTCGTGTTGACAAAATGCAGCGTATGGCGGATTGGCTTGGTATTCAGATGTCTGACCTTACCAGCGAACATGACAAACTTGATGACGCCGACATAGCATTTTATAATCGTTATAAGCAGTTGACCGAGGAAGAAAAAGAAGATATGCGCGACTTCCTCGATCTTATGGATGCCCGAAGAAAACGTCGCGAGAAAGGCGTTTGATGTTTAGTACGTCAGAATTTTATAGCTATTGTCGGGTTCATGATGTGGATGTCATACCATTTGATAGGCTTCCGGCAGCTGCTACGACGGTGCGGTATCATGGAGCATATGCGGTTGGGCTTAATTTTTCCCGGTTACATACTGTGCGCCAGATGCGCACCGCCATGCTGCATGAATCAGGCCACCTGCACACAGGCGCACTACATAAGGTAAACAGCCCGTTCCAGTTGGTGGAGCAGAACGAATACCGCGCCGATGCGGACGCGTTCCGCCGCTGTCTGCCGCCGGACGAGATCCGCACGGCAATGCGGGCAGGCTACACAGAACCCTGGCAGTTGGCAGAATATTTTGACCTGGACGAGGACTACATAAAAAAAGCCCTGCACTACTGGACGCAGTGCAGGGGAGTAGACTTTAACCAATAAATAAGGGAGGAACACGATCATGGAACCTGTAAACCATTGCTCGCATTGCGGTGCGGCTGTTGATGTAAATGCCAGTGTGTGCCCGGAATGTGGGCAGGAGCTGGTAAAGCGTAAGTATTGCCCGCACTGCGGGGAACGCATTGATGCCGACTGCATCATCTGCCCCAAGTGTGGCAAACAGGCGGGGGAGCTGCCGCAGGATAAGCAGATCAATATTGTCAATAACAATAATTCCAGCGCATCGGCAGCCGCCAGTGCATCGGTGGGCGTTAGAACTGCGGTGCGCGGAAAATACTGCAATAAGTGGACGGCATTTTTCCTGTGCCTGTTCCTGGGGTATTTCGGTGCGCATAAATTCTATGAAGGGCGCATCGGCATGGGAATCCTGTATCTGCTCACCATTGGCCTGCTTGGCATTGGCTGGATTGTTGATATCATCTTGATTTTGATGAAGCCGAACCCGTATTTTGTGGCCAGATAAAGCCCGAACAAAATAAAAACGCCCCCGGTGTTGGCGCACCGAGAGCGTTTCCATAGATCAGCTTGCCCAAAGGCATAGTCCAACCTACCACACTTGGATTATACCACCTCCGGGCAGGCTTTACAACCCATACCTTGGAGGTGTATTTTTTATGCCCAAACAAACATTAAAGCGCCGCGCGGATGGCCGCTACCAGAAGCGGATTACCTTGTCCAACGGCAAAACGCGGCTGGTGTACGGCCGTACAGAGGCGGAACTGAAAGCTGCGGTGCGCTCGGTGCAGGCGCAGGATGAAGCGGGGCTGGAAGTGGGGGACCACACCCTTGTGGGCGAGTGGGCCAAGATCTGGCTGCGCTCTTACAAGCAGGGGCTGCGGCCGGCCACCACCAAAATGTACCGGGATGCCTACAATCTGCACATCATGCAGCATATTGGCTGCATGGAGCTGCAGGAGGTGCGGCCGGTACATATCCGGGCCATTATGGCGGAAATCACGGAGCAGTCGGAATCCCTGCAGCACAAGGTGCTGATCACGGTGCGGCAGATCATGCAGACGGCCCAAGCGAACCACCTGATCCGCGATGACCCCACCGACGGCATCCGCATTACGACCCACGCGCGCCCTAAGCAGAAGAAATACCTGACGCAGGACGAAGCGGAGGAGCTGCTGTCCTCCATTGCGGAGCCGCGGGCCAAGGTGTTTTGCGCGCTCTGCTACTACTGCGGCCTGCGTAAGGAAGAGGCCCTGGGCCTGCAATGGCGGGACATCGGCCCGGCGGCGCTGGTTGTCAGCCGGGCGGTAACCTTTGCGGGCGACAATCAGCCGGACCCCAGTATGGAACTGAAAAACGCGGCTTCCCACCGCCTGGTGCCGGTGCCCGCCAAGCTGCGGGCGATTCTGAACGCCACCCCGCGCCTGGGAGAGCACGTTGTGACCAAAGCTGACGGCGGCGTGATGACGCAGTCAGCCTACAAAAAGATGTGGGCCTATTATGTGGCGGGGGTGTCACTGCTGCCGGTGCACGCCCACATGCTGCGCCACAGCTATGCCACCTGCCTGTACCACGCCGGTGTGGATCTGCGCACCGCCCAGCAGCTGCTTGGTCACGCCAGCATCGAGATGACGGCCCGCATCTACACCCATCTGGAAGCCGAAGACGGCCTGAAAGTAAGTGGCAAACTGGACGATTATTTCAACTCTGCCCCGCCCGCCGCGGATAGTACGGCGGGAACTGCCTGACTACAAACTGACTACATCCCGGAGCCATTCTGACTACTTTTGACTACCTGAGACTAACGGTAAAACGATAATTTGAACGTTGTATCGTTGCCCGGTACTGACTCTTAATCAGTGGGTCCTGGGTTCGAGTCCCCGATGGTGCACCAAAGTACGCGTTGCAAGAAATTGCAGCG